CGTTACCCCGTGTCAGTAATTTTACTTATTCTCCTAACTGAGAATAATAAGCTCCTTAAACCGACCTATGTCGTTTTCACAAGCTCGTTTCTAGGACCTTACCATCTGATATTTTTATTTATTTAAAGTATTTCTATACTTACAGTAAAGAGGAGTATCGTCCCTCTTTTCTTTAACTAATAGATAGTAGTGTGAACCTTTTCAACTCACATTTCTTTAACTAATCTGAAAAACCGATTTGCTTTTTCCACACTTATAGACTATTCAGAAATATAGAAAAACCCATATACCGCATAAGCAAGCATCTTATGTATAAAATATATTCGTCTAAGCTTTGACCTTCCGTTAAGGTAAGCCAGATTAAAATCTCGGATCTGTAACCAACATTTGTTGTGACGAGACCTTTTGCCGTTCTAACTTGAAGGATATCAAGATTTCACGGTAATGAGAAGACAACCGTTTCAAAATCTCTTTCCTAGTTTTAGGGTATATTTTCCTAGTCTGAAAAACCCACCCCGGCCTGTAGTGAGGATGGCCCTATAAACCTCACTCTCGCACTGATCTTAGACAGGAGTAAGCTGCCAGATCACCCTCCCCCCCCCACACAATAATTTAGCAAATATGAACAAGTTTAATCAAAAGAAAGTCGTATCCAAGCCAAGAACCCTCATTAGAGGTGTTGAAAGTATTAAAAATCTTGAAAAACAGATTGAACAAAACAAGCAAGCTAAATCACAAACCGATCGTAGTTGGAATACATTCGTTAAGGATTTCATATCCTTTGGTGAATCTCTTCCTCAACTACAACCTGAAGTAGATAAGAGTATTTATATGCGCTCTCGTCTACTTAATCACTTAATTTCTCTTAATGAGACTGAAGAGTGGTATAACCTTGAACCTGAAGTCCAGGATATCTTTAGATTGATCATCTCTCACAAAGAAGTGATTTTGTCTCAAGATCCTGAAGAAGACAAAATGCAAGACATTGCTTTTGAGTTGGAATCGTTCGTGTTGTCAAAAACAACTCGCGGACCACACGTATCCGTTCCTCACAATGGTTTTGCTGCTGTACCACAGTTTGGTTTCTTTACAGACCCTCTTGGTATTACTTCTACTCTTTCCGCTTTTACAGAAAAGTTGAAAGACACTTTACCAGATAAGAGTCTAGTCGACGACGTTTTGTCATCAGCCAAGACTCTAACAGAATCTACAACCAATTTCTTAGACACAGCTCACTGGGTTATTCCCGGAACAGCTGCTATATTGGGAATTGGATCCTATTGTATCTGGGGGCACAAGTTAGATCTGATTGTTGGAATTATCTCTTTATTATATGCTATTATAAGATTTGGTTCTTCATTTATTGAAGAAGCTCTATCTATTGTATTGAATGTGATGAAGAATGTAACATTTAAATCAGATTTGAGTGAGAGTTCTATTGCTATGCAAGCTGTTCCTCAATTTGATATTGAATCACTAGTAGACACCACGATGATTGGATTATCTAGTATGGTTAACTTGGTTTATCCAGGGAAAACCACAAAAGATTCCTTCCAATTCGTTACGATGTATGCTAGAGGTAGAAATGGATTTCTTCCGATGATCAAGAGTGTTCTCAAAATTATCGAGGAGTTAGCAAATTCTGCTCTAGCTAAAGTTCCTGGTTGGAAACAATTTTCTTTTATGAAAACCAATCATTTTGAATTAGATCGATGGCTTGAAGAAGCTAGAGATGTCATTGATTCTTATAACCAAAACCGTTTTCCTCGATGTGAACAAAACATTTTCACTTTGGAACATATTGTTCGAACCGGAGACAAACTTTTTAAAGAGTTACCTCGAACCTCCGAAACTTCTAATTGGTGCATGTTGATTACAAAGGATCTTTCTGTTATCAAGGGTATATATGCCAATTATCGCAGAACTTATTCTGGTGGTGATCGAGTAGAGACTACAGGAGTTTTGATTCGAGGTGGCCCAGGTACTTACAAATCAATTAATCTCAATGCTTTGGCCCATGGTCTAGCAAAGAGAGAATTGTCTCCAAAATTAAGGGAGAGTTTCAAAGAGAATCAGTCTCTCTATATTCACTACAAATCACCTGACGCAACATTTGCCGACGGTTATGAACCTTCTACTATTGTTCAGTGTGCTGATGATTTTGGCCAAACCAGAGATGTAGCGGGAATGGTAGGTAATGAGTATAATCACGTAATTCACGCGATTGCTCCATTTACCTACAATCTCAACGCGGCTGCTTTGGAAGATAAAGGTAATTTGTTCTATCAAGCTAAGTATTTCTTGGCGAGCACAAATTGCAAATCTTTTTCACACGTGCAAAGTATTACTAACATTGAAGCTCTTATTAGAAGATTTCATGTGGATGTCGTTCAAACAATTAAGCCTGAATTTTGTACTCCAGAAACTAGGGATGGTGATGTATGGAGTCGCAGACATTATGTAGAAACAGAAGGTCCTATTGATTTCGATCATTTGGAATTTCACGTTGTTAAGGAAGTAGCAGGAAATCTTCATTTTGGAGAAATTATCGATTATGGAGAGTTAGTTCAGAGGATTATAGCTGCACATGATCTGAGAGAAAGACATTTTGTCTATAACTCAGATACTATTGAGAGCTTGGATAAGTTCTTTGCTAAACCCCAGATGAGTGATGATCCTGAATTGGAAGCTTACGTTGATTTTACTTTTCGTGAAATTACTCCAGGAAGTTATCTGGAGAAAAGATTCAAAGAGCTTGTTTCTTTCCATTACAGCTATTTCGATAAATTTGAAGGCACTCCTAAAGAGTGTTTTTCTGAATTGGTTGACATGTATGGTATAGAGATGATACAAACCTATTTTACAGGCATCATGCATATAGAGGATCTTTTAGATATTCCACGTCGCAAACCTGCTGAATTAATTGTTCTTAGGGAACCTAATTTTGTTGAGAAAACCGTTTCTATAGTTTCTCAAGCATTTAAGGATCTCAAAGATTTTGCTCTTTTTACTTATTCAGCTCACAGACAAACCATTCTGTTGTTTACAGGTCTAACTATTATCGGAGCCATGTTGGTTCCTGTCGCTAGACATCTTTTTAGTGTTGTTTCTGCTTTCTTTCCTTTGGGAGATACAGAGCCTCAGTCTTTTGGTTTTAGTGACAAGATGAAAAGCGACTCCAAAGAAGTTAAAGTCCAGTCAATAGGCCTTTCGGGTCAACTTGCAAGGACCAAAGCAAAAGAGACTACAGTCGCCACCGCTCAGATGGCATGTCATGAAGATCAAGGTGCTATGGATATTGTATCCAAGTACTATCAATCTAATTGCATTAATTTGCGTATGTCTGGTCAAAATTATGCTGGTACTTCCAGTGCTGGTTCTTGTTATGTTTTAAAAGAAAGAATACTTCTTCTTCCCTTTCATTATTATACTATGTTGAAAGCATATATCGCTAACGACCCTTTGTATGGAGATGAAGTCGAAATGCAGTTTTTCCGACCGGGAAATGACAAGCATTTTTATACTCTCACAGTTAATCAATTCCTACAGTGTTTTCACTTAGTTGAAACTGTGAACAAAGAACATGATGTAGCTATGGCTAGGATGCCAAGAACTTTTCCTAGACATCAATCTATGGTTAAACATTTCTACATGGAGAAAGATTTTAAACATTTGTCTTCTAACTTACCTATTTTGGCTTACTTTAGTGATGGGAGAATGAATATGGCTTTTAACGCTGTCGGTAGTCTCTCTATGGTCCCTGTGGATGCTTCTAATAAGTATTCCAAATTTGTACTAGCTAGGTCCTTATTGGTACCTTTAAACACTGTTGTTGGTGATTGTGGAAATCTGTACGCAATAAAGAACAGATCGACAGAAGGAAGGAAGTTTTGTGCTATGCATGTAGCCGGTTCTCCAGCTTTTGCACATGGAACTTTACTTACACAAGAATCCTTGGAAAAGTACCTTGCATTGTTTGGTGAAATTGGTGAGTTTGATGTTCCTGATCTACCTCGATCGGAACCGAAACTTGCAATTCCCCAATTCAATTATGTAGGTGATATAAATCCTGCTCCTTCTCATTCTACGCGAACGACTATTCGAAAGTCAGTATTACATGGACTGATAGAACCCGTGGAAACAACTAATTCATTGCTTAAGGCTTACACCAAGAGTGATGGAACGGTCGTAGACCCTTGGCACAATGCTTTAAGCAAATATTGTACGCCACCTCCTCTTATTGATGAGATTATGCTGGATAATGCTGCTGAAGATTTTCGCATCTATTTGAAAGACAACTCGCGCATTTCAGTTTCTCACAGAGTCTTAACTTTTGAAGAAGCTCTCAACGGAATTGAGAACGATCCCGATTTTAATTCAGTTAAGTCTAACTCTAGTCCTGGATATCCTATGAATCTCTCAAAATCAGCTAACCTCAAGAAGAGTATTTTCTCTAATCCAGTAGGATCTAAAGAGAGAATTAAAGCTACAGCAGAATTGAAAGTTCTTGTTGAAGAAGCTATTGCCGCTCTCAAAGCTGGTAATCTACCTTTATTCTTTTGTGTGGACAATCTAAAAGACGAACGCAGGAAAATTCAGAAAGTCAAAGACGGAAAAACTCGAGCTTTTATGGGTATTCCCTTTGTTATGGGCATCGTTAAAAGAATGTATTTCGGCACGTATCTTTCGTGGGTGCACAAAAACAAGATTTCTAATGGGTGTGCTATTGGAGTTAATCCCTACTCTTCTGATTGGGATCAATTAGCTAGACATCTCATGGAAAATCTACAGGATCGTGACGATCCTGGAATTGGTGCAGGTGATTATTCGGGATTTGATGCTTCTCAAAATGTTTTCGTGATGTGGAAAATTTTAGATATAATTAATTCCGAGTATCAAAATGAGAAAGATAATGCTATTAGATCCCTATTATGGGAGACGATCACTAATTCTTACCATATTGTTCATGGCCAAGTCTATTCGTGGGACGCTTCATTGCCTAGTGGAGATCTTTTAACTGCTCTCATTAATTGTTTCACTAACCACATCAATTTTAGATGTTGTTGGATTCAGTTAGGTCTGCCTATACGTAAGTTTATCTCTGGATGCAAGCTCAACGTCATGGGAGATGACGTCGTTTATTCAGTGGCTCCTCTTTATAGAGACTTATTTAACGACTCTACTTTACCCGCTCCAATGAAAAAGTTAGGAATGACCTTTACTAATGAAGCTAAGGATGACAAAGTGTATACTCTTAGATGTTTACATCAGGTAGAATATCTGAAAAGACAGTTTATCTATGATGAGGATTCATTTACATTTATTGCTCCTTTACGTTTGGATGTTGTTTTGGATATTCCCAACTGGACAAAAGCTGGTGGTCTTACCCAGAAAATCACGTGCGACAATTTGTCTTTGTCTCATCAAGAACTTTCTCTTCATTCTAAAGAAGTTTTTGATAAGTATCATCCTGTTTTTGTAAAACTCAAGGAAACTTATTTTCCTGATCACACCCTCTCACATTCTATTCATCATAAGCATTTAGCTACTCGAATGGTGACTAGAAATAGAGAAGATTTTTATTGAATCCTAAGCCTATTATGGCTTTTGGAATTACCCCGTCCGCCGGGTAAAAAGCGGCTAATCCACAGTAGTGCTGTGGAAGTAGGAAGACTTGTCTTTCATCTCGACTTATCATGTGATCTTGCATTTGTATATAAAAACCCAAGCTTTAAAACTATTTGTACTGCTATGATATTTACGTCGGAGAGTATTTACTCATACTGCTCAAGGTCTGACGGGAGCAGCCCTCCCAACCCCCTAGAGCAACTTGGGCACACTACTTGTCTGAAGCAACGAGTGGAAATTGTGTTGTATTGCTTTGCTGCAAATGAAAGTCAATCGGACCAGACTATAAAGGTCCAAACCACACATGGTTCAAATGTGATTGTTGACAACAATTCTCCTGTTGTCAATGCAACCACTACGTTTGTTTCAGATAGTTCTACTGTCTCGGCAAACGTCTCTCATTCTACAGGACCCACTTTAGGTCTTGCTAAGAAATCTCAAATTCCAAACGTTGAAGATATTAAAACCTTTTTCGCTAAACCAGTAGTTATGAGGACTGGGGTTTTCAGCACAACTGATACCTACAGTACCTTTCCTACAGGTGATGCGTTTTACAATTTCTTTCAATCATCGATGGCTTCTAATAAGTTATCTGGATTTATGGGCATAAGAGCAACAATCGTTTTGCGAATAGTTGTTAATGCTAATAGGTTCCAACAAGGCAGATACATGTTGTGTTGGATTCCCGCTGGAGGTGATGCTCTCAATGCAAGAAATGACGCTTTTATCAGTGCTCATACTTGTACCAAGACTCAGAGGTCTCAGTTACATCGAGTTGAGATTGATCTCAATTGTGACACTGAAGCTGAACTGATAATACCTTTCACTAGCGCTCTTAACTGGATGCCAACAAAGCTTCTCACTGCTCCCCTTGTAGGATCTGGTTCAATAGGTAGATTTGGTATTTATCCTTATGTTCCCCTTGCTGCTCCTTCAGGTAGTACAACAGCTGGATTTAAGCTGTACATGCACCTTGAAGATGTAGAATTGTTTGGAGCTGCTATTCCACAAATGGGTAGAAAACTGTCTAGGGTTGTTAAAAGAAATGCTTCAGAAATTGAAGCTAAGAATGCAAACATCGGACCA